TCTATTGGTTCCTCGTAAATATTGAACGAATCTTCATAAAGAACTTTTAGTGGATTAATAAAAGTAAGTGTTTTAAGTTTACTAGGTGCAACAAGAGTATCCGCAGAGCCTAAGAATTCAGCCTCAAACTCTTGCTTGAACTGATCTTCACTTGTATTTGCAATTGTTTTGCGGCGCCAAGTTTCATCTCGCCCTGGAACGTTCCACCAATCTACTGAAAAATTAATATATTCATTTCTATTTTCAATCGAATTAATCCATATCTTGTAAAACAAATCAAAACCATTTGGTGTTGAAGTAATTACAACTTTTGTACTGCTACCAGAAATAATAGTAGGATATACTGACTTAAAAAATTCATCTTGAATATTTCTTGGAACGAATGCAAACTCATCGAGATATAATAAGTTAATGGAATAGCCACGAATAGCACTTGATGCTGTAGAGGCAGCAATAATTTGACTGCCATTTTCAAGTTCAATATTAGTTTTATTCCATACAACTACGCCTTGTTGTAGCCACTTAGGAAGATTTTCAAATGCTCTTTGTGCTCGCGCGAGAATTTCACGAGCGGTGCTTAATTTATTTGCAAGTATTGCAACGGTATAACTATCGTTAAATAATACATGCCATAATATAACCGCGGCTGAAGTTGTAGTTTTGCCCGCTTGACGACATGTTTTTATAATAACAAATCGATTATCAACTATAATATTTGCCATTTTTTCTTGATAAGAATACATGTCAAAATTGATAAGTCCTTTATCAAGATTGATAATCTTTACATATTTTTTGATGAAATAATTAATATCCTGTGAACACCTAACAAACTCTTGAATAATATCAGGTGTCCATTCTATGGATATGTAAGCCCGTTTAAGTGTTGGATTAGCTAAGTATGAATCACTCATTAATTAAATACATTACTCCTGACATTTTTATATTTACTCATTATCTATTTGTATTGTGAACTTTAGGAATGCAGGATTTTAAAAAATATTTTATAATTTTGTATTGACTTTTGCAATAATTATAGGTATTATAGGCCTTGTGCCTATTTGATATAATATTATTTTACTTTGATTGTTTAATCAATCTATTTAATTCTGCTGTTGAACCGATGAATAAAGCATTTGATACATTTGTTGGTTGTCTAACTGAAGAATCCTCTTTAAGCTGTTTCATCTTTTTTTGTAATTCCAACAAATCTTTATTGGCATCAACGATTGTTTTCATTAGATTTGATAATACTTCATAAGCTCTTGGTGATTCAGATGTCATCGCTATACTTGACAAATCTTCAATTGATTTTTGTGCAGATTCAATAATCTGTTTTAGATTTTCTCTAGCATATCTATAATCTTCGTCTACTATATCATTTAATTCTGATTGTTTAAATTCTTGTACTCTTGATGCATCAATTATATCAGAAATTGGTGTCAAGTTTTCTGGAAGGTTAAATAATTCTTCCATATTTTTCTCTAAATTAGTTTTCATTTTATTACTCATTTATCTCATCAATATTTGTGTTAATAACAGTAGTAAATCCGTAATCATCATCACTACTAATCTGGTTAATACCAACAGACAAAGCGGAATTAGCTGATGGTGAATGCAATGGAGCTCCGTTTGCAAACATTGACGGAGTTATAGTCATTTTTTCACTTATTAAAGTATCTGAAGGCATATCAAGTCTAAAGTTAGTGATGGCTCTTTTTATAACTCCGGTACTGGTTACTGGTCCATAAAATTGAGCTTTCATATTAAAACTAAGTGTATAAATGAGTGCCCGTCTAATGTCAAAATCACCCTCATATGTATCTTCAATAGTTACGTCTTGTAATACGATTGGTGTATCAATTACAGTATTCATTTCTGGAATTAGACGAACATTCGTTGTAAATTCAGGACGAAAATATGGAAGTATTTGCTCAAGTATTTGCGCGCCATCATCTGCATTTCGTACAAATATGTAAAGCATAAAAACTATGTCATAAGGCACAGGGACAAATTGTGTCTTAAATTTGTTAAGATCATCAGAACTGCCAGCGTCAGCTTTAAGTGAAATTTCACGAATAGTAGATGATAGTTTTCTTGTAGGAGAATATAATAGTGAACTTATCTCAAATCCAATACGGGGAAGAGTGATTCCTATATTTTTTTCAAGTTTAGGATTTGATTTAAATCGTGCTAACCACTTTTCTTTAGGACCATAAGCAATGGGTACTGCTATTGATTGTATTTTTTCTTGATTCTTGTCCAAGCGCTGTATAACAATATCATTGAACAGATTTCCAAAAGCAATTACATATTTGCGAATAATACCATGGTAATATTGTTGCGCAAACATTTTAGTACCGATCTACTTCAGAAAATGGATTTATTTCGCTAAAATCTATAATTGCACTTGTGCCAAATATAGGATCATTAGATTGAAAGTATTGATTATTAGCAACAGGATCAATATCCTCAATTCTATATTCTTGCAGCAATGAACCGCCGTCTTCAAGCTGTAGTAATGAATTATTTTCTTGAAGCATTTCGTATGCCAATATATCAAGAGTATTATTTGTTTGTATACTGTCAATGTCACTATCTCCAGTTGAAATGGCTTCATTAGAATAATTAAATATTTCACAACGAAGATCGTATGTCTGAAGTCTTCCCATTTGATAAAATACTGCTTCGTGTTCTACGAATTTTATTTCAAAAAGTGTATTTGATAACGGTTCGTATACAAGATCGCCTTCCATAGGCCGTTCTGTGGTTATATTATAACCGTTAGCAGTAAGTTCAAGAACGATTGAATCAGTGTCCGCAGATGTTATTAATCTTTGACGCGAAGGCGTAGTAGTCGAAGCAGATTCTTGTAAATAATTATATCCCACTTCTGTTGTTAATTTTTCACTACGAGACTGCTCCCATCTTTTTTTTGCAACAGTAAATGTAACTTGGTCGCGAATTTCTACATTAAATTTAGTAAGAAGATCGCCTTCACCAGCAAATCCTTCTACCTCTCGTAAATACATTTCAATGCTTATTGCATCATTAAATTGTGAGAGTGCATCTTCTCCAAAAAGAGGGTCATCTTTGACAAGAGTTCTTGGTAAGTATTTCATCTCAATACCGTGAACTTTTAATGCTTCAATGCAAAGATCCTCTACAAGGTCTTGTTCGCGAGTAAATGTATTGACATTAAAATACTTATTTAACATTACAAAGACTCCTTTACCCTATCATATCATTAACAGGTAATGAGTAACTAGAAATCATTTCTTCTTCAAGTTTGTCTATTGCAGCTTGCGCGTCATCAAGTATTTTAGTACCGTTAAACGATACGCCACCAGGCATTTGAATTCCTTCAAATTTTGATAAATTATTTCCCCATTGTTTTTTAATTAAAGCGGTTGCATATCTTGCAAGCCAACGATCACCCCACACATCCGTATACTCATCTGGATCTGTAACTTTATAAGCGTCTATAACAATATATTCGCCAGCAAGTACATCTGAAGTCCAATCCATATCGATATAAAGTCTATTTGTATGTCGATTAAATCGAATTTGTTTCTTACCTACAAATATCTCTCCAAGAGACTCAACATGCCTCATTGCAATAACGTAAGATACGTAAGAAGAGGAAGATATATCAAATAAATCATTTAACATAATTTGATAACGAATATTAAACAAGTTAGAAGACTGGATTGATGCACCAATGTCAAGTATTGAATTGATGCCTATGATGTCATTTGATAGCGTTACATATTCATTTGTTATATCTGAGCTTGTTAACTGATGTTTAACAAGCACTCTTTCGGTGCCATCAAAATGATAATCTTGATAATACTTAAGCGCTTCGTCAATATTATCTTCTACTTGTTCGTCATCGACGTTAATATCAATTACAGGATATCCAAGTTTCCGAAGACAGTAATCTTTAAATTGTGCTCTACTGGCGGGTATAGACATTTAATGGAACTCCAATCATTTTTAAACTATTTATAATGACTGAGTCTCAGGCCTTTACGAGCAAGATTTCTTATCTACAATTATACAAAAGCTGGTCCTGTAAACCAATTTACTAAAGAATATCTAATTCCACTAGTAACTGGAGTTACTCTATGTAAAAGAAATGATGGAAATACAATAATACTACCCTTTTCTTTAAATGGAATTGAAGTATTTTGAAATTCGAAGTTGCCGCCTTCATATGTAGAGGGATCAGACAAAAACACGGAAAGAGATAATTTTCTCATTCTATCTCGATGATCATCATCATCTGTATGGAATTCATAGAAATTATCAATGTCATATACTGTAAACTGTGGGTCTTGTTGATCTGTAATAATAAAATTCCATCCTGAATTTGTATTAGCTTTTTGCATGTACATTAATAAAATATGATGTATCCACGCATATTTTTGAGCATTAAAAAATACTACATTGGATTTTCTTTTGGAATAATCAATTATTCCAGGATTTTCTTCATCCCTCAGACCGCCAATTCTAGCTTCATTCAAGGTTTCTTTTTTTCCAAGATCAACAATTAAATCACATACATCACTTGGCAATTCACTTTTCCAAAACCAATAACTAGTTAATATTTTTTGCATATTATATCATAATCTCCATATATGAACACCTACACAATTTTTATACGATAAGTATGATGTTGTTTCAGTTAATTTCTT